TGCGGCCTGATCATCAGCTACCTCTGCTGGCTGGCCCTGAAATGAGCAAGATCGTCATCGGAAAATCCGGCAGCCGCAACTTTGCGATCGATCTGCCTACGTTCATTCCCACGCGCGGACTGGTGACTTCCGATTCCGGCGGCGGTAAGAGCTGGCTGCTGCGGCGAATCATCGAGCAGGCCTTCGGGAAGATTCAGATCATCGTGATCGATTACGAGGGGGAATTCTCCACACTCCGCGAAAAACTGGATTTCGTGATTGCGGCGCCGGGCGGTGAAACGCCGGCAGACGTCCGATCGGCCGCGCTGCTGGCCCAGCGCGCGCTGGAATTCCGCTTCTCGCTGATCGCCGATATCTACGAGATGAAGCCCAGCGATCGGCATAAGTGGGTGCGGCTGTTCCTGGAATCGCTGATCGACGCGCCGAAAAAGTTCTGGCATCCGGTGCTGGTGATCGTGGACGAGGCGCACGTATTTTGCCCCGAGCACGGCAAGGGAGAATCGGAAGCCTCCGAGGCGATGATCGCCCTGTGCACGCGCGGGCGCAAACGCGGTTTCGCCGCGCTGTGGGCCTCGCAGCGCCTGGCCACTGTGAACAAAGACGCAACCTCCATGCTGCTGAACCGGATGATCGGGCCCACCTTCGAAGACGTGAACCGGAAGCGCGCGGCGGAAGTGCTGGGCGTTCCCGAGGGAAAGAAGGACCGCGCACCGTTTTTCAAAGAAATTCAGTTGCTCGAGCCGGGATATTTCTATTGCTTGGGGCGCGCCATCAGTCGGGAACGAGTGCTGGTGCGGGTGGGGCCGGTGGAAACCACGCATCCGGAAACGGGAACGGCGGCGCGGAGCTACGAGCCTCCGCCACCTTCCGCGAAGATCAAGGCGCTTTTGCCGCAGCTCAGCGATTTGCCCAAGACTGCCGAAGAAAAATCCAAAAACGAGGCTGAGCTTCGGCGCGAGATTCGCGAGCTCAAGGCTAGCTTGCGCCAGCAGCCGAAGCCGCCGGCGCCGCAGAAGCAGGAAGTTCGCGTGGCCGATCCGCGCGCGATCGAGCGAGCCATCGCCCCACTGCGCGAGGCGCTGGAGGCAGCCATGAAGATACTCGTCAAAGTTCAGGTGCTGAATACCAAGGGCTCAAAGATCAGCGATGAGGAAATTCGGAAGGCCCTCGAGGCGACTGTCCGCGACGTGCGGCGTCTCGCCGAAGGGAAAATAGATGCGCGGGCCAGGGAACTCGATCACCTGAAGGCCGAATGCGGACGCCTGATCAAGCGCATCGAGCAGGTCTCTGGCAAGCACAGCCGAATTTCCATTGACGCTACGGCCGCCATCAGCGGCGCGCAGCCTATAAAAGTTTCGGGCGAGGAAATCCACAGGAAAGGATCTGCTCTGGAAAGTAAAGATACGCAGGCGAAAAGCAGCCATCCTCGCCCGGAAGTTTCTCACGCGGAATCGAATGGCGATAGCGAGCTCACCGGCCCGCAGCGCCGCATCTTGAAAGCCATAGCGGAATTCGAGGCCATCGGACGGACACAGATCTCGAAAGCATGGATCGCAGCGCGCTCGGGCGCGAGCTACACATCCAGCAGCTACGGAAACAACCTGGGATTTCTGCGAAGTTCCGGATATATCGCCTATCCGGGTCCGGACCAGGTTGCGCTCACCGATAAAGGGCGGGAATCGGCGGGCGCAATCGAGCCGCCCTCCAGTTCCGAGGAGATGCTGAAAAGCTGCCTCGATCTCCTCTCGTCACCGCAGCAAAAAATCCTGCAAACGGCTTACGAGCGATACCCGACTCCGCTGGCCAAGGACGAGCTCGCCGAGCTCGTGGGCGTGAGCGCAGGATCGAGCTCTTACGGCAACAATCTCGGAGCTCTGCGATCGGCCGGCATGATCGAATATTCGGGGCCGGGGCAAGTGAAAGCCGCGGATTGGTTGTTTCTCGAATGAGCGCCACTTACGAAAACGCGCTCCAACAGGTCAAGGGCGAGCTGGAGATGCTTAAGCTTCGCGAAACGGCTGTTTTCGAAGCGATCAAGAGAATGGAGACTGCCCTTGAAGAGTATCAACGTCAGAAAATATCCATCAGCGGAGAACTCTCACGCCTTCACCGTTTGAGAGATTCGCTCGAGGTTGCGGTGCGGAGCTCCGAACCGTGATCGGCGCGGAAAAACGCGATGCGAGGCCGCGGATCGGCGATCGCGTGAAGCTCACCGGCGGCCATCGGTTCGCCGGCTACACAGCAATATACCTCGGGGATAAGCCGTTTCCGTTTGGCGGCAAGCGCCCCTGGGTGCGCCTAGAGAGCGGAACCTGCGAGGAATGCTACGTCTCCGATCCCGAGACGCAAATGAGGAAGCTCTGATGAAAATCCTAAAATGCCCACATTGCGATTGGGATTCGCAGCGAGCTTGGAAACGATTCCGTATCAGGAAAGGCTACACGGCCAAATGGCGCGGTGCTTCCGAAGCGTTGCGGTGCCACCTTGAGATACACGGCATTTTCCGTTCTGCTCATCGTGCGGCGAAAGCCGAGTTGTACCAACTAAATCGCGAAGCCGGGCGATCATGAACCGGCTTTGGTGGGCCACGCTGAATCCAGGATCGCCGCGCTATCGAATCTGGCGCGAGATTCTCGACCAGGATGAAGTTCCGATCAAGCATTACGCGCCGGCGAAAGCCACGCTCGGAGTTCCGATGACTGAGCGCGCCGTGGGAACGCCTGTGATGGAAGAAAACGTTGAAGTGTACGCGCTGGACCTTCAGGAGCTGGGCAGCGCGCAGATCAGAAGGCTGGCAGCGTTCGTTAGCGAGAAATTCAGTACGCCGGTGGACCAGGTAGAAGCGACGATTAGGATCGAAGGCTTTCCGATTCGCGCTGAGGACGTGATCGTGGCCTTCAGCATGCGAGCGTTCCTATGATGGCGAATGCGTTCAGTCCCGACCGCTATCAGGTTTGGCCGATCGACGGACTGTCGCCATACCGCTTCAAAGTGATCGACACCGAGAAGCACGGGAAAATATGCGCCCGCTGCTCGACCGCGGAGCTCGCCGCCGACATCGCTAAGCAGTTGAACGAGAAAGGCCACGTCGAAACCATATGAGCGGACGTCCGGAGCTGCGGCAAATCCTCGATCAGATCAGCGAGATATTCTGCATCGGCTGCGGCTGCAGCGATTACGCGCCTTGCGAAGGCGGATGCTCATGGGCCGCGACGGATCCCGAGACTGGCGTGGGAATCTGTTCGAATTGCGCCGCGAAGCCGCTCGAGGAGCTGCTCAGTGAAATGCCCACGCTGCAATAGCTGGCTCCGTGAGATCGAACCCAGCGCGATTTTCCTGCGCCACTTCATTTGCGATGAGTGCTGGAGCTGCTGGCGGCTGGAATCGAGCCTTTCGAAAACCTGTCCGTTAGTACAGGTGCTGTCCTTTCGTCCAGGATGTAACTAGCTGGAAACGCGCCACTTTTCTTTTCCTCTCGGTTTTACGCGGAATCCCGCATATTCTCAGAGCACAGCTCCCACGCTCGAGGACGTCCTCCAGGTCCATCTCTGGGAGGCTCAATTCGACGCGCGGGTGCGCCCTCACGATAGAATTTCCCCACTGAATGGCTTCCAAGACGATTTGCTCCGTCCCGCCAGGATGGACGCTAGACGATCACGCGCGCCACACCTGTTTCGATGGAAGCCATTCCCACCTTTCGTTTGCCGAAATAAATAAACGCGAAAAAACGGACGTCGTTTGCTGGCTCCGCCGGGCCACCAGCCGCGCGGAAAAAAGCGTGGTGCAAATTCATCTGCTCGAGCGGCGAGACGATTCCTGGGCCGGGCGCCAGTTATCCACCTACTCAATGCCTGGCGAACCGATGAACAAAGGGCTTTCGTTTCGGCTGGGACCATACCTCGCCAAACATGTCCGCCAGAACCATTCCTGGGCCGTGGTGATGTTTTCGCAGATCAATCGGCCGCGGGCGCAACGCGAATCCGCGATTCTCGAAGAAGGAGCACTCGAATGTTTGCCATCGTAACGATCTTTGCCCTGATTATGCTGCATCCTCTGGCGGTGCTGATCGCGCTGCTGGTCTTCCCGCATGTTGTGACGCTGGTGCTTTGGTTCTTATTCATCTTCGCCCTCGGCATTCTGGTCGGTTTTCTATTCCGCGCAGCGATTGCTAGCGAGGTCTCGAAGCTGTCGCTCTCGACGATCATCGCGCGACTCGAGAACCTGGCGAAAGAAGACGCGGAACGGATTCGCGAGGAAGTCAGCTCGTTCGCAGCATCGCTCCGCAAGCATCTATGAGCACGTTATTCTGTAACAGCCGAGCGTGGGAGCGAGAATGCCACGGTCCGCACAGCGAGTTTGTTGCGTCTGCAAGGCGGCGTGCAGCGGCCGCGTCTGCGAGAAGCATGCCAGCCAGGATCCGGAACGCGAGCGCGATCGATGGCGCGGATCCGCAGCCAGCCGCGGCTACGGCCGCCGGCACGAGGCCTGGCGCAAGCTCATCCTGCATCGCGATCCGTTGTGCAAGATTGCTCACTTTTGCGGCGGCTTGTCTCCTTCTACCGTGGCCGATCACATCATTCAACTTCGCGCCGGCGGCGATTGGAGCCTGGAGAACGGGCAGGGCGCGTGCGAGCCGTGCCACAACTGGAAGCGTGCGATGGAGTCGCGGCAGGGGGATAGGGGGGTCGAATCTCTGGAGGCCCTCCGCTGCGGACCGCGCAGCAGCCTCAAACACACACCCGCGAAATAAAATTTTCGCGTTTTAATCATTTTTCGACTTTCGAAAATGGCGACCGCAGCCCGAACGAGGCGAAAGCTTCTCGATCAGCAGCGCGTCACCGAATTCGCGGAATTCCGCGCGCTCAAATCGAAAATCGAGAAGTGGCTCGAAGGCTGCCGCGATAAATTCCTGGAGCAATTCGCAGAAGGCTACGTTTGCCCCACCGACGGCCCGTTCCTACTATCACTCGAAAAGGGCAGCCGGTCGAAGATCGACTGGAAACAGGAATTCTTCTGCCGCCTGAAAGCGGATTTCGAATCCGGCGGCAGCCCCTGCGATGTTGCCGAGCAGCTCGCGACGGTGAAGATGGCGGAGATGGAACGCCTGGCCGGCCGCGACGAATTTCAGAGGATCGTTCCAAAGCCGAATCCCAGCTACGCCGGCAAGATAATGCGCGCGATCGTGAAGAAGCTCGATTCGCGGAGCTCTCGTGGGTTCTGACAAGTGCTGCTAACCGTCAAGCGAGTCCGCGCGACGCCGGAATCGACTCAGGGCGAAATGCTCATCGACGGAGCATTCGAATGCTACACGCTCGAGCCGCGGATGGATCGATCGCAGGGCAAGCCCTATGCGGTTCCGGCCGGGACATATCCCTACACGGTGGCGCCGAGTTTGCATTTCGGCCGCAACGTCATCCGGATCGCGGATATTCCTGGATTCGACAACATCGAAGTGCATCCGGGAAATTTTCCAGCCGATACTCACGGGTGTTGCATCGTAGGATCCACTGAGGCCGAGAACTTCGTCGGGCATAGCAACGCGGAGTTCAGCGATCTGCTCGGCAAGATAGTCCCTGTCGGCCAGATTCAGTACATCGATCCCGAACCCGATGCCTAGAGGATCCGGGCGGCGGCCGCTGCCTACGGCCGTGAAGAAGCTGCGCGGCAATCCTGGCAAGCGGCCGCTTAACAAGAACGAGCCCGCGGCACCGGCGCGCGATCCGGTGATGCCGAAAGGCCTCTCGGCCGCGGCGGCGCGGGAGTGGAAGGCGATTCTTCCGGAGCTCCGGCAGCTCGGCGTGCTTTCGACGATCGACGGCAAGGCCCTCGCGGCCTACTGCCACGCATACGCGCGCTGGATGGAAGCTGAGAGGGAAGTGAAGCGCCTCGGCATCGTCGTCGAAGAGCCGATCATGCACTTCGATCGCGAGACCGGTGAGAGCGAGCTTGATGGCTACCGCTACAAAAAGAATCCGGCCGTCACTATCTCCGAAACCGCGATGAAGATTATGAAATCGTTCCTGGTCGAGTTCGGCATGACGCCGAGCTCCCGATCGCGCGTGCACATCGAAAAGCCGGCCGCCGAAGCGGATCCGCTGGAGCAATTCCTGAAGGGCACGCCGGCTCAGGGCAAGCATGTCAACTAAAGTTGTCATCGACGCGAATCATCCGGCGGAGAAATATACGCGCGACGTCGCGGCCGGCCGCATCGTCGCGTCGAAGTGGGTGAAGCTGGCCTGCCGGCGTCACATCCAGGATCTCGCCGAGGGAGCGAAGCGAGGCCTCTGGTTCGATCCCACCGCCGCGCAGCGCGCGATCGACTTCTTCCAGTTCCTGAAGCACTCCAAAGGCAAGTGGGCCGGCGAACCCTTCGCGCTCGAGCCCTGGCAGCAATTCATCGTCTATTCGCTTTTCGGATGGAAGCAGGCGGACGGCACCCGGCGCTTCCGCTTCGCGCACGTGGAAGTCGCGCGCAAGAACGGCAAAACCACACTGTGGGCCGGCATCGGCCTCTATCTCTTCTTTGCCGATGGCGAGCCCGGCGCCGAGGTCTACTGCGCGGCCACGAAGAAAGACCAGGCCAAGATCCTCTTTTCCGAGGCCGAACGGATGCGGTCCGCTTCGCCCGGGCTGAAGAAGCGCATCGTCAGCTTCCGCAACAATATGAATATTCCCGGCACGGCCTCGAAGTTCGAGCCGCTGGGCGCCGACGAGGACACTCTCGACGGCCTGAACGTCCACGGCGCGCTGGTCGACGAGCTCCACGCCCACAAGACGCGCGGGCTCTGGGACGTTCTCGAAACGGCCATGGGCGCGCGCCGGCAGCCGCTGATGGCCGCGATCACCACGGCCGGCACGGATCTCGAGTCCGTCTGCTGGAAACAGCACGAGTATGGCGAAAAGATCCTCGAAGGCATCAATCGCGACGATAGCTTCTTCGTCTTCATCGCCTGCCTGGACGCCGAGGACGATTGGGAAGATCACCGCAACTGGATCAAGGGCAATCCGAATCTCGGCGTTTCGGTGAACCTCGAAGATCTCCAGGCGCGCGCGCTGAAGGCCAAGCAGATGCCCTCGGCCCTGAATTCTTTCTTGCGGCTGCGCCTCAACAAATGGACGAATAGCGAAACGGCCGCGGTGAAGATGGAAGACTGGCGCGCCTGCGTCGGCTTCCCGCTGAAGGGCAAGGACGCGAAAGTCCTGCGCGACGAGATCTCGAAGCAGCTCGAGGGACAGGAATGCTTCCTCGCCGTCGACCTCGCGTCTACTGAAGACATCGCCTGCGCTGCAAAGCTCTTCCCGCCGGTGAACGAAAACGATCCCTACATTTTCATCCCGCATTTCTACGTTCCCGAGGAGCGCCTCGAGGAAAAAATTGCCGAATGGCGCCAGCCATACGACGTCTGGGCCCGCGAGGGATTTCTCACGGCGACCGACGGGAACGTGATCGATTACGACGTGATCAAGGAACAGGTCCTGGCGGACCACGAGCGGTACCAGGTGCGCGAGATCACCTTCGATCCCTGGAACGCCACGCAATTCGCGAACGAGCTGCAGAAGGCCGGCATCGCCCCGGAAAAGCTGGTGAAGTTCGCGCAGACCATCGCAATGTTCGCGGAGCCAACGAAGCAGCTCCTCGAGGTCCTGCTCCCGAATCACAAGATCGCCCACCTGGGCAATCCCGTGCTCGCCTGGATGGCCTCGAATCTCCTGGTGAAGGAAGACAATAACGGCAACAAGCGCCCGGTGAAGGGCAAAGGCCGCGGAAAGATCGATGGCATCGTGGCGCTGATCATGGGCCTGGGCCGCGCGATCGCGAATGGATCGGACGGAGCGTCGGCCTATACCGCGGAACGCGGAGCAATGTTCGTATGAAGTGGATCCAGCGGCCGAAGTGGCTCAAATGGCCATCGATACTCGGATCTCAGGAGCTAGCCGCGGCCGCTGGCTTCGGGCTTTTTGTGCGGGGCGTTTGGATGGTCTATAAGCCCGCTGCTTTCCTCATCGCGGGCGCGATTCTGATGTGGATCTCCTGGATCATGTCGCCGCCTCCGCGATCAACCTAAAAACATGGGCCTATTAGGACAAATCCGCGCTCAGGCTGGATCGGCGCTTCCGCCCTGGGACGACTACTACTGGCATTTGGGACCGGGGTTAGATTCGGCCGCCGGAATGGCCGTCACTCCTGAGACCGCGATGCGGCTTTCGGCCGTCTTCGCTTGCATCCGGGTGCGATCGGAGACCTTGGGCTCCTGCCCGCTGATTATCTATAAGCGGCTTCCGGACGGAGGCAAGGTGCGAGCTCCGGAGCACCCGCTCTATCAGGTGCTGCACAATTCTCCGAACCAATGGCAGACCGGACTTGAGTTCGTCGAAATGATGCAGGCGCACCTCGATCTGCGGGGCAATGCATACGCCCACATCATTCCCGGAACGCGCGGCGCGATCGACCAGCTCGTTCCGATCCATCCGGATCTCGTGCAGGTGTACCGTTTGCCGAACGGCAAGCTAAAGTATCAGGTCCGCTCGCGCTTCACCGCCGAGGTCGACTGGTACCTACAGGAAGAAATCTTTCATCTTCGAGGCCTGACGTCGGACGGCCTGGTCGGTTTCAGCCCGATCGCTGTCCAGCGCGAAACGGTGGGCACGGGCCTCGGCATGCAGGACTACGCCGCCCGCTTTTTCGCGAACGACGCAACGGCGACGTCGTGGATCAAACATCCGGCTAGATTCAAGGACGATGCAGCGCGCGATAAGTTCCGCGAGAACTGGCGCAAATCGCAGACGGCCGAGAATCGCTTCAAGACACCGGTGCTCGAAGATGGCCTGGAGCTGAAGTCGATTGGGATCTCGAATAAGGATTCGCAGTTCCTCGAGGCCTCGCTGGCCAGCCGCGAAGAGATCTGCTCCATTTTCCGGGTCCCTCCTCACAAAATTGCGATCCTGCAGCGGGCCACGAATAATAACATCGAGCATCAGGGAATCGAATTCGTCACCGACTGCGTACAGCCCATGGCCACGCGATGGGAGCGCCGCATCAGCGCCGATCTAATTGATCCCGTCAGCGATGCACTCGACGACGGCGCCGAATATTTTGCAGAGTTTTCCGTCGGCGGACTGCTCCGCGGCGATTTGAAGAGCCGCTATGACGCGTACGCCATCGGCCGAAACTGGAGCTGGCTGAACCCGAATGACATTTGCAACTTTGAAGGCATGAACCAGATCCCGGCGGATAAGGGCGGCAACGAATACCTGCGTCCGCTCAACATGGTGCCTGCCGGCACTGTCTACGTGCCTGCTGGCGCTACGGATCAGCCGGATCCACTGAACCAGCCCAAGCCCGGAAATGACGATCCGGGAAAAACGCCGCCGCCGGATGCTCCCGATGATGAAGGTGAGGATCAGAACGCCGCGCTTCTGAAGAGCTTCGCCACCGTGGCCGCGCGGCGCGTAGTGCGCAAGGAAGTCACCGTACTCCGAAAAGCGCTCGCGCGCGCAGCCGGCGCCGAGGCTTTTCTAAACGAAGCGGCCGCCTTTTATGCGGACCACAAGGAAATGGTGGCGCAGACGATGTGCATCTCGCCCGCGGCCGCTGGGCGCTACGTCTCCAGCAATTTGAAACTGCTCTGTGAAATCGCTGAGCCGGCCGAGAGGGGATCCGCGATCGATTGGATCGAAGATACGGCGCCGGAGGGGCTCGCGGTGCTCGCGCTGAAGGCCAAAATAAAGCGCCCGGCGCTCCAGGAGAGAACGGCATGAAATATGAGCATATTGTCGCCGAGGTTTTTCGCAAGCCATGGGCCATCCTTCCAGAAAAGCTCCATGTGATCGCGCAGCTCGTAGCATTGCGAGCTTCGGGCGCCAGGCTCGGCGAAGCTGAAATCCGCGCGCGCCTGGAGGAGGCCGCCCTCGCGGCCGGCCCGCGGAACGCGCAGCAAAGCTTCGGCGCCGTCGCCCTGATCCCGATTCGGGGGGTTATCACCCGCCGCGCGAATTTGATGAGCCAATTTTCGGGCGGCACTTCGGTGGAAAAGCTGACGGCGCAATTTCGCTCCGCAGTGGCCGATTCGGGAGTGAAGGCCATCCTCTTCGATGTCGATAGCCCGGGCGGAACCGTGGAGGGCATTCCGGAGCTGGCCGAAGAGATCTACAAATCGCGATCGCAGAAAAAGAGCGTGGCCATCGCGAACGGAATAGCGGCGAGCGCGGCCTACTGGCTCGCCTCGGCCGCCGGCGAGATGGTGGTGATTCCCAGCGGCCTGGTCGGCTCGATCGGAGTGTTCACCGAGCATGAAGATTTCTCGAAAGCGCTGGAGCAGGCGGGCATAAAAACCACGCTGATTTTCGCGGGGAAATTCAAAGTGGATGGCAACGATATCGAGCCGCTGAGCGAAAGCGCCCGCAAAGATATGCAGGGCAAGGTGGACGCTTTTTACACGATGTTCGTGAAGAGCGTGGCGCGCGGCCGGCGAGTTTCTCAAGATGAAGTGCGCGCAGGATTCGGGCAAGGTCACATGGTTCTCGCCGCCGATGCCCTGAAGGAAGGAATGGTCGACCGCGTGGCCACCATGGACGAGACTCTCGCCCGCCTCGGAGTGAACGAAGCAAATCCGCCGCGAATGGCCGCGGCATCTGGCGACGCCGAAGTCCGCGCCGATATAGGTGACGACGATCCACTGGACGAACAAGATTGCGGCTGTATGTGCGGCAACTGCGCCGCCGAAAATTGCGAGGCCTGCAGCAACGAGGCCTGCGCCGACGGAGCGTGCGCGGCGAGCGGGTGTCCGATGCAGGAACAGGCTAAGGCCAAAGCCAGCGCACTCGATATCGAGCGGCGCCGGCGCGAGCTGGATCTGCTCTAGGACAGGGCTCCCAGGTCGACGGTTAGTCGAGCCTGGGAGATCAGACTTCCGGCCGCCGACGCGGCCAGTTCCAAAAACAGCAAAGAACGCCGCCACGGTAAGCGTCCGACGACGCCGAGGAGCGGAGGCCTGCGCTGAACGCTAAACCAGGAGAACGTGAAATGTCGAACATTAAGGCGTTACGGCAACGCGAAGCGGAGTCGAAGAAAAAGCTCCGCGCGATGCTGGATAAAGCCGCGGCGGAAAACCGCGGCCTGAACAAAGACGAACAGGATGAGTACGACAAAGAGCTCGAGGTCTACGCAGTGAATAGCCGCACGCTCGAGCGCGAAGGTCAGCTCCTCGAAATGGAACGTCGCACCGATCCGGTCGACGATCAGAACGAACGAGCGGCCGCGGCGGCTGGAGCTCCGGTCCAGAAGCGCGGTTTTGAAACCCTCGGCGAGCAATTGAAGGCCGTGGTGAAGTATGAGAAGAGCAAGGGGTCCGTCCGCGATCCGCGGCTTTTCGCGGGACCGGCCGGGCTGGATGAAATCGCTCCCTCAGAGGGCGGGTTCCTGGTGCAGAAGGATTTCTCGGCCGAGCTATTCAAGCGGATGTATGAGACCGGGCAAATCGTCAGCCAGTGCCGGAGGATCCCGATCTCGGGGAATTCCAACGGCATCAAGATCAACGCGATCGATGAAGATTCGCGGGCAGACGGATCCCGGTGGGGCGGCGTCGTGGCCTACTGGATGAATGAAGCGGGCTCGCTCACAGCGAGCAAGCCGAAGTTCCGCCAAATCCAAATGCAGCTCCAGAAGCTCGGAGCCATCTGTTACGCCACCGATGAGATGCTGGAAGATGCGGCCGCTCTCGAATCGGTCATCCAGGAAGCCTTCCCCGAAGAGATGGTGTTCAAAGTCGAGGACGCTATCCTGAATGGAACGGGCGCAGGCCAACTGCTCGGGATCTTGAATAGCGGCGCCGTGATCCAGCAGGCCAAGGATTCCGGCGACTCCGGAGCGGTCCTCACCACCAAGGACGTTTTGGCGATGTGGAACCGCCTCTGGGTTCCCAGCCGCAAGAACGCCGTGTGGCTTGCGGACGTCAGCGTCGAACCTCAGCTCTACCAATTGGTTTTGGGAGCTCCGTCCCTGGGCCAGATCCTGCTCTATACGCCGCCCGGCAATAACGGAAACAAGACCGCGATGCTGATGGGCCGGCCCGTGATCTTCCACGAGCACGGCGCCGTCCTCGGTACTCCCGGAGACATCGTGCTGGCCGATCTGAGCCAGTACCTGATGATCGACAAGAACGGCATCCGCCAGGATTACTCGATCCACGTGAACTTCCTCACCGACGAAGGCGTATTCAGATTTATTTATAGATGCGATGGCCAAACGTGGTGGAAAAAACCTCTTACGCCGAAAAGTGGTGGATCCACGCTTTCTCCGTTCATCAGCCTGGCAACACGCTCATAGTTTCACGACGGTCCCGAGGAGCCTCCCTAAATGAGGGTCCTCGCAAAAATCTTAGAGAAGGAGAACCCAAATGAAGGGATTTGTACTCGCAGAAGAAGGACACGTCGTGCAGGTCACCGCTCCCGTGGATATCACGGGCGGCGCCACCGGCCAGGCGTTTTCGATGAAGAAGTATCAGCACGCCAGCATCCTGGTTCTCGTCGGCGTCTCGGCCGCGGCCTGGACGAAAATCATCGTGAACCAGTGTGTCGATCACACCGGGGCGACACCTGTGGCGATTCCGTTCAGCATCTACAAGGCGGAAACCGCCGCGGGCGACGTGTTGGGAGCTCGTACGGCCGTCGCTGCCGCCGGCTACACGCCTTCGGCCAATGACGGGATTTTCTACGTCATCGAGCTGGATGCCAATGAGCTGGCCGATGGATCGCCGTACGTCCAGGTGCAGCTCACCAACGGGTCGAATAGCGTGATCGCCGCGATCGTCGCCGTATTGAGCGGCGCGCGCTTCGCCGAAACGCAAAGCCCGACGGAAATCACCTAACCCCCACGGGCGGCGAGGCAACTCGCCGCCCTCGTCTTTTTCCGAAAGGATCCGAAGATGAAGATTCACTTGCTGGAGGACGTCAAGCATCGCGGGCACCGGGGCGACATTGTCGACGTTCCCGATGAAGTCGCCATGGATTTGGAAAAGCATGGTCACGCAGCTTTTGTGCCCGACGAGCCCGAAGCGGCTGTCGACCAGGGCGAACCGGAAGCATCGGGGGATCCCCAGGACGAGGAGCATTCCCGTCATCCCAAAGCGAAAGCCAAAAAAGCGAAGTAACCCCAGTTCCGGGAGGCTCGCCTAGCTCTCTCGGATGCAAGGCGGAAGCGGGCTTTCTGAGAGGGGGCCCGCTTCCTAAAATATTTAGAGGGAAAATCATTTTCCCCCATTGACTCGGAGGCCATTTTGTTCGTGCGACTCAAGACCGGGCGGGACGCCGGCCAAATCGTGGAGATGAAATTCGAGGATGCGAAAGCCATGCTCCTCGATGGCCGCGCCGATCCGGCGTATTCGGACGCCTCCGAGGTAACCGCTCCGATCGCGGAAGATATTCCGGCGCCTCAAAAGCACGCTGCAAATCCGCCGCGGCGAAAGAAAGCGAGATAGTTCAATGAAGGGCATCGGCACAACCTGTTCAGCTCCCGCGCAAACCGCGGTGAGCAATTCGGCCTCGAAGGTACTTTCCGCCAATGGTTCGCGTGCGGAGCTGATTGCCGTGAACACCGGCACCGTTCCCGTGTTTCTAGGCTTCGGCTCGGCCCAGCCCACTGCCACGGCCTATCACGTGGCGCTGGCGCCCTGTTCGAGCGCGAACGACGGCACCGGCGGAAGCTTCGTCTGCGATTGGTGGGAAGGCGATGTCTATGCGATCGCGCCCGCGGGCGGGGGAACCATCTGCATCGGGGAGCTGAGCGAATGAAAAAATACGCGCTGATCGGCAGTCTCGCGTTTTTGCTCGCAGCCGCCGCCGGGTTGGGGCAAGGCCCTTCGCGGATTCAGAACGGCGGCAAGAGCGGCGGCGCTAACCAATCCTCTTGGGTGATCTCGCAGAATTGCGGGACGCAAACTAATTGCACGCAGGTCGTAGGCGGCGAAGTCGTAGTCTACACAGCCACCACCAACAGCACGACGACGATCACTTGTGCCGCGTGCAACTTCACGTCGGCGGATGTCGGTAAGATCGAATGGGCGACAAACCTAGCCGCGACGGGATTCACTTCGTTCCAAACCTATTCGGTAATCTGCCCGCAAGGGACAATCTCAACAGTCAATAGCTCGACCTCGATCACGGTCAGTCAAGCGTGTACCAGTTCTGTCAGCGGCACGGCGAATCTCCACTATGGAGTGGACGATACGACGGCCCTGCAAGCAGCGTTCGCCTCGGCGACGGCGAAGTGCGCTTTAGGAAAAGTCGTGGCGATCTATCTGCCGGATACCGCGATGATTTTACAAAAAGCGGCGTTCGTCAACGCGTCTGCCACCTGCACAGCAGCAAGCGGTTCTGGCAATCCTTTCGGAATTTCGATTATCGGGCAGGGCCCTACATCGCGCATCGATATATCTCCCAACTTCGATTTGACCACATGTACTGGTCCAGATACCACGGGCAGTGCGTGCTTTGGATGGGGCGCCAAGGGATCGTCGAGCTCCCCGGCGCAACAAGGTGGCATGTACCTGCGCGATTGGAAACTCACAGGGCCTCCGGTTGGAGGGACCACAGCTTTCTGGGCAGTCTACATTCCGTCCGATACGATTCTTACGAATTTTTCCTGCTCAGGATGGGGAGTCTCAGACAGCAGTGCTTTCGGTTTTTATATCCAGAGCTTCAACGCCTCGCTGAATAGCGCAACTTCGGATGGATGCGGGGCAGTGGCGGTCACCGAGCTTCCGGGAAGCTCCGTATACATTTCAGGGAACGGATTTTATGGCGACGTGACGGGCAATGCCTACTGGTTCCAGGGAGGTCTGTTAGATAGCGCAGGAAATACCTACGGTGGTACATCGGCAAATTCGAACAACAATTTCATCGCCTTCAATTCTGGTGCGGCGGTGACCGGAACGATCAGATCAACTAACGACACTTTCTACAATCCGCAGGGAAATACTTCCACCGTTATCAGCATAAGCCAGGGTACGTGGACCGCTTACTTTAGCCACGACATAATCGGGTACGGAACGCCGTCAGGAACGTCCGTAACTGCCATAGCAGCGAACAACGCCTCGGGAACAAACGTAGTACATGTCGATCAATCGATAGTCAACGGAAGCACGTCGCTCAATGTCACCTCGTCTGGGTCGCAGACCTATTTCGACGATTGCGGCAACTCTTACGCAGGAAGCAAAACGGTCACTGGAAGGATTCTCGGCCCGTGCGCGTGGAATGCGAAGGTCTACACAGTTTCAACCTTGCCATCAGCCTCAGCAGTCGGTGCTGGCACTGAACTAGAAGTGAGCGATTCAACCAGCATCGCCCCGGGAACCTGCGTGGGCAGCAGCACGCACTGGGTAAAAGCTATCAGCGACGGAACAAATTGGAACTGCCCCTGAGATGCCTCCGACTTACGCGAGACCGTGACATGCGAACGCCGGGATTCGGGAATCCGAACTTCGTAAACCCGTGACGAAATTCCTCCGCGAAGTGTTCAGCGAAGAGGGCCAGGGCAGCTTCTCGCGCGTCGCTTCGGGCCTGCACGTCGTCGCCGGGCTGGCCTGGGTCTCGCATTTCGTCTGGCACACGCACGTGCTGCCGGACGCCGCGACCATGGCGGGGCTTTCCGCTTTCGTCGTCGCTCCCTACGGCGCGAACAAATTCGCGAATGCCTTCGGCGCGCGCGGCGGAAACCAGGGCGCCTCACAATGAGCTCGATCCAGGTGCAGACTCCTCCAGCGGCCGAGCCGGTGGATCTCGTCACGCTCAAGAACCATTTGCGCGTGACGATCACGAACGACGACGCGCTGATCAAGCTCTACCTGCAATCCGCGCGCGAGCTGGTGGAAAGCGAATCGGGGCGCAGCCTGGTGAACAAGCTCTATCGCCAGTCCCACGATCGCTTCCCGCGGCTGCACGATTGTGGCGATTTCGGCACCGGCTATTTCTACCAGGCTCCGCGTTACGCCCGCGGCCATCATTACGACGATCGTCAAGTGATCAAGCTTTTGCGCTGTCCGCTGGTGAGCGTCGAGAAGATCACCTACATCGACCTCAACGGCGCGGTGCAGACGCTGCTTCCCACCCCGGCGCTCTGGCAGCCGGATACCGAATACGAGCTCGGCGATCAATTCCAGGATCTGAACGGGAATTTGCAGGAAGTAACCGCCGTGGCCGAATCCGGTGAGGATGGAAGCTCCTCCAGCGGATCCACTGCTCCCGCATGGGGAAACACTGTGGGCGCGATCACGAGCGCAGACGGCGACCTTACCGAGAAATGCATCGCCGTTCCGGCGCCGGCGGGAGATTTCCTGGTCGATTCGGATTCCGAGCCGCCCCGCATTTACCCGAACTACGGCGCGTTCTGGCCGGCCACGCTGCGCGTGCCAAACGCGGTCCAGATTTTCCTCACCGCGGGCTACGGTGACGATGCTTCCTCCGCGCCGGCCACTCTGAAGGTCGCGATCATGCAATCCACCGGCGTGATGTATCAAAACCGCGAAGCCATGACGGCGGAGCAGCTCAGAGCCCTCGACTGGTACGACCGATTGATCTGGAGCGAGCGCGTGATCGATTACGCGCCGACCCGATAAGCAGTTTTCCGAAAAGGAGAAAGAACAAATGGCACGAACCAACATCGCAAGCCAGATTCCCGTGGGGCCGTATCCCGCGGGCGGTGCGGTCGGGGCAGCCGCGCTCGACATCACCATGACGGCGGCCGACACCAGCATGCACAACGAGGCCATTTTTAGCGGCCGGGATCTGCTGATCGTCCAGAACACGGATAGCGCGTCCCACAATCTCACGATCACTTCAGCGCCGGACGAGCATGGCCGCTCGACGGATATCGCTACCTACGCGGTGGGCGCGGGAAAGATTTCCGTTTTCAGCTTCCGCAACGGTGCGGCCGGCTGGCAGCAGGCCGATGGGCACATTTATTTCCAGGGGGACAGCGCGATGCTTTTCTTCGCCGTCCTCGCTTCGACCACCTAGACCCCGTGCAGGCCTCGACCACCATCGCGGCGGGCGAGCTCCGCCACCGCATCTCCATCCTCCGGATGAACGTCACCCAGGACTCGTTCGGAGGATGGCAGATCGGCGACGACAGCATTTTTTCGGCCGATGTGCCGGCCAGGATCGAGACGCTCACCGGCCGCGAGCTTTACGCGGCGCAGCAGAAGGTGAGCGAGGTGACGCACAAGATCACCATCCGCTGGCAGCCTGGAATCTTGGCCAAGATGAACGTGCTGTGGTCTGACGAAGGGAACCGCTTCTTCCAGATCGAGGACCGCCAGGATCCCGACGGCCGGCGAATCAGGCTAGAGCTGCTATGCATCGAGCGGGACGATTCGGCGAGAAATGCCTGACACAATCCAGTTCAGTATCAGGGGCGTGGCGGAACTCGCTACTGCTCTCGAATCGAAGCCGCCGATCGTGGCGCGCCAGATCATCCGCGAATCGCTGCGCAAGTCCGTGGAGCCCTGGCGCGAGGAAATGGCCGCGCGCGTGCGCCGCGGCTGGCACGTATTTTCCCGGACCAAGGTGAAGGGCCAGCGGCGCAGCTTTGCCGGCCGATCGCGCGAATACGGAGTAATCGCAAAGAGCATCCTGATCAGGTCTCAGATCGGCGCATCCGGATTCGATGGCGTGGCCTCCGTCTCGCCAAGCAAACGGGGATTCTGGGCCCGCTTCCTGGAGTTCCACACGCGCAAGATGCCGGCCTATCCCTTCATCGTGCCGGCCTTCGAATCGCGAAAGGGCGACGTGCTGGCGGCCTATATCGCCGATCTGCGTTACCAGCTTCACAGGGAAATGGGCCTCTCGTGAAAGGGGCCTGGGGAAATTGTTAGTTGAAGGATTGAACGCCCTGCTGCTGGCGGATGGGCCCACCGTCGCCCTGCTCGGCACGCCTGCCGCGCGCGGAGCTGCGGCGCCGGACGGGATTTCCACCACCGGAGTTTTCGCGGAGCAGGTTCCCGAAGGCGCGGTATTGCCGCTGATCGTCTTCGGCTACGCCTACGAAGAAAACGACATGACCATGGACGGGCCCTCGGTGATGACGCGGGCCCGAATCGAATACTCCGCCCAGGGCTCGACCTACGCGCAGGCCAAAAAGCTGGCGCGCGCGATGCGGAAATGCTTCGAGAATTTCACCGGCACGCTTTCCGATGGCAGCGAGGTCGATAGCGTCCGGCGCATCAACGAGCTCGATACGTTTCAGGATGCGCCATTCTGCTACGTCACCTCGGTTGAATTCCGGGCAGATTACCGCGATCTCGGGACCTGATCTCCCAGGCTCGACTAGGCCGTCGACCTGGGAGCCCTGTTACGCGCGCGCACGCTTCGCAGTGGCGCGCTAAAAAGTTTCGTCCCGCCGTGCGGGATGAAGTACCCACAAATCAAAGAAGAGGAGAAACAACATGAGTGCATCGTTTCTGCCGCGCGGGACTCAATTCATGCGATCGCCCGACGGCACCACCTATACCAAAATCGGCGAGGGAAAGAAGATCACCTTCTCGATCAAAGGCGATTTTCTGGACGCGACCAACATGGACACGCCCTCGGCCTATAAGGAATGGACCCCGGGAATGATCGATGGCGGCAGCGTGAAGGTCGACGCGAACTTCCTGAATTCCGACGCCGTCCAAAATGATTTCTTTGGCGATCTTTCCGCGCAGACGTTGCTCTCCTGGCGGGTGCAGCTCCCCAACACCCGCGGCAAATTCGAATTCCAGGGCTACGTCGAGAGCCTCGATCCGGATTTCGACGTCGAGAAGCTGGCCACGCACTCGATCAGCGTGAAGATCACCGGCCTGCTCACCTGGACGCCGAACGTCTAACAATCTTGGGCCCCGGCAAGGGGCCCTGGAAAAAGATCGGCGCCGCGGTCCGCCGGGAGCCCTTGGCCCCAAGTAGGCCGCCCCCTAATCTCTCCCTCGCCGGAAAGGCGAGCCCAGGAAACGACTATGCCCGAAAAAAAATCGCCTCTGCAGCGCCGCATCTCGCCATCCGTTCCGTTAACGCTGGAACTCGATGATCGCAAGGTCACCTTCCGGCTTTCGTTCGATTACCTGACCCTGGCGCGGATCGAGGACCGGACCTTCCAGGAGACGGAGGGCCGCGTAAATCTCCGCCTGGTCGGCAACATCTTCGATCTCTGGCGCGAGCTCTCGTCCGCCGGCGTTCTCGGCGCCACGTTCTGGGCCGCTTTGCTGAATGAGCAGCCGGAATATGATTCCGATCCTGGATACCGCGCGGCCGTCAGTTTCTTGTACGGGGAAAACGTGGACCTGGCGGCCGCTGCCCTGGCCGAGGCCTACCCGCTTTTCCTTTCCAAGGACAAAGCGAAGCTCTTCCGCGACATGCTTAAAAAAGTCGAGACGGGAAAACCGGAGGATGCTTCGGACCCTTCGAAGGACCAGGCGCAGGAAACGCCGAAATCGAGCTCGACTGGTCCAAGCTCTGGGCCATCGCCCGATACGATCTCGGGATCGGCAGCCTCCGCGAGTTCGGCGAGCTGACCGAGGGGCAGTTCGAGGCGCTGCTCGATCGCGCCGAAGCGCGGCGCCGGCACGATGTGCTGTGCGCGGGGATCGTCGCGGCGGCCACCTATAACGTCTGGCGCGGCGAAGGCTCTGCGCCCATCACAGCCGCCGATTTCCTGCCCGACGAGCGCCTCGAAACGAGCGACGAAGAAATCGAAGCCGCGGCCGTCGCTTTCTTCGAAAAACTGTCCGCCTCTTCGCATCAGCAGCATCAGAGCAAGCTCGCCAAAATCGTAAACTGAAAATGGCCCAATCCCTCGGCGAACTATTCGTCAGCCTTCGAGCTGAGACGGGCGGATTCGTCTCCGCGCTTTCGAAGGCCGCCTATTCCGCGCAGCAAGCCTCCAAGCAAATTTCGCGCGACTTCGGCGATCTGCAGCGCATCGCCAGCCAAACTTTCGGCGCGTTCGGCGATTTCAATCCGGCGATCAGCAAGCTGACTTTCGTCCTACAAAGTGCCGGTGGCGCCGCGGCCAGCATGATGAAGGAATTGCGCGGCGTGGGCGGAGCGCTCGGTCCGATCGCCGCGCTCGCCGCCGGCGCCGCGGCGGGCCTTACCACCATCGGGATCGCCGCAATCGGATTGGCGGCGCACACCGCCGAAAGCGCGGCCAAGATGCACGAGCTCGCGCAATCCGCCGGCGTTCCGATAAGCGCGCTCTCCGGACTGAGCTTTGCCGCTAAAGCGGTGGGAGTTGATGTTGAAACTTTGGCGACCGGGCTCGAGCGTATGAGCAAATCGGCCTTCGCGGCTTCCGTGGCGCCCTCCGGAGCCACAAACGCCTACACGCGCCTGGGCGTTTCTATCCGCGATACGTCCGGAAACCTTCGTCCCGCGCAAGATATTTTCGCCGATCTCGCGGAAAAGTTTTCGAGGATGCCCGATGGCATCGAGAAAACGGCCGATGCGTACCAGATCTTTGGCCGCGGCGGCGCCGTGCTGATCCCAGTTCTCAACCAGGGTAAAAGAGCAATCGCCGATTTTCTGGATTACGCCTCTCGGGTGGGAGCGATTCTCACCGGGCCGGCCGGCGAGGCTGCTCACGAATTCGAAATGAATCTGGCGAAAATCTCGATCGCTGTGGAAGGAGTCGAGAATAAGTTAATGATCGCGCTTTTGCCTGCGCTCACCAGCCTGGTCGAGCGCCTAGAGGACACTCCTGGACAGATGAATGCCGTAGTCAATATGGCCGTCATTTTGGCGAAGTCCCTGATGAACATCGCCGATGCCGCCATCTTCGTTGGCCGCACGCTGTCCGCATTGTACGACCTCACCGGAAAAGGCGGAACGAAGCCATGGTTGCCGTTTGAACCCTCTAGCTGGCAGGAATTCGGCGATAAGGTTAGCGCGGCTTACGCAGATATGAAGAAGTTCAACGCGTTCGCGGCCGCGCCGGCAGCGGCACTGAAACCCGGAGATGCGACGGATTGGATGCTGCGCAATATGAAGGGGAAGGGAACGGCTGCGCCAGGAGCTCCGGGCGCCTCCGGTCCCGACGTCGTCTCCGAAATGGTCGCGAAGCTGCAGGCGCAAGCCAAGGCGGAGCTCGATCTGGCCGCGGCCACGGAAAAATCCATCGCCGCGAGCACGCTCGCGAAGGCCGCGGCCGAAGCGGAAATAAAAATCGCCGACACACGCGCGGCTCTCCTTAAGCAAGAAAAAACTCTTCGCGCCCAGCTCGCCGATGCGCAACGTGACGAAGCCGCCGGAGTGGGCAGCGCTAGCACCACAGGCATCGGCGGTCCCGGGGTTCGCGCCGAAAAGCTTCGGGCCGAAATCGCCGGCGTGCAGGCCCAGCTCGCACTGCTTGCGAAGGATACGCCGCAGATCAAATCGCTCTTCGCTGAAATCGCCTCCGGAGGCTTTGGCGCGAAGGCTTCCGAGGATCTGCAGAAGTTCATCGACAAAACCAACGAGGAAACGGACGCCGCGCTCCGGATGGCTGCGGCTTATGCGCAAGGCCCCGCGGCCGTGGCCGGAGCCGAAAGCGCGGCCAAGATTGCGCCGTTTGAAAAGCAGCATTCCGATCTGGGTGAGCTGGTCTCGGGATTGAAAGCGGTGGGCGCGCCGGCGGCCGATATCGCCAAGCTGCAAACCGCGTTTGACCAGCTCGGCATCGCCATCGATCGCGCCAAAGTTTCCGAGTCCGCATTCGTGGCCGCGGATATCGCCGAGAAAATCGCCAAGGAAAAAGAATCGCTCACGAGCGAGGCGGAAGCTTATCGTTTGGTGGCGGCCGCCGCGCTATCGAGCGCAGCCACGCAGCGCGAAGCGGCCGCGCGCGCCGAAGCCGTGAAGTTCGGAGCCGCCAATCCCACGGCCACGCAAGGCCAGCTCAATGAGGTCTACGAGACGGCGCTCGCAAAGCTGAATGAGCAGCGCGCGCAAACGGTGGCCCAAGAGGCCGCGCAATTTGATCTGAACGCTTCCTATGCCCAGGAGCTCGAGAAGCTGCAGGAGATCCGCGCGTTTCTCGCTTCGTCGGGGGAATCCACGCTCGCGATCGATACGAAAATCTATGAGACGCGCACCGCGCACCTGCTGGATTACCAGCGGCAAGTCTTCGACGCGCAAAACGCGGAGCTGCTCGGGAATGCGAAAATCTACGAAGCCGGCGTGCAGCTCACCGAAGAGTGGGACCGCGCCGCCCTGAGCGTGGGAACCATGGGCGAGAAATTCCGCGCGCTCGTGAATCAGATCCAGATCGAGGGCGCCACCTTTGGCGCGAAGATCTTCGAGACCTTTCAAAAGGGCCTCGACGATGTTTCGGGGCAAATCGCGAAATTCGTGGTCACGGGCCGATCGAGCTTCCGCAGCCTGCTCGAGGGAATCACCGAGGAGCTGCTGAAGGCGCAAATCCAGTGGGGCTTCTCGAAGATCTTCCAGGGCTTCTTTGGGCCGCCTGGCGCGCGCGGCGGCACCGCCACCAATAACGCCCCGGGTGGTACACCAGGGACCTTCGCCGGACCGCTGGGCATCGGCGGCTCCCTGGGCGGAATCTTTGGGCTTGGCGGAAAGTCTGGCGGCGGTCCAGGCGCCGGCGGTCCAAACGGATCGTCCGGCTCGCCCTTCTACGTCATCATGACCGATTCCAGTGGCAATCCCTTTGGTGCGGGCAATGCGCTTCCAGTGGGCCCGGATAGCAGCTCGGGCGGAGGCGGAGGCCTCTTTGGCTCACTGGACAGCGGCGGCGGCGACACGAGCACCGGCGACACGAGTGGCGGCGGGGGCGGAGGTCTCGGCGGCTTCATGTCGCAAATCTCCGGGGTGTTCTCGAAGGTCTTCAGCACCATATCGAGCGTGATCGGATCGATCGTGAGCTCGATCGGGTCGCTGGTCTCGACCGTCGGCGGCGGTATCGCCAGCTTTTTCGGGGGATTCCTGGCCGGCGGAGGAGACGCGACCCCAGGACGCGCCTACGTGGTGGGCGAAAAGGGTCCGGAAATTTTCATGCCGGGCCAGGCTGGCCACGTGATTCCTTCTCTCCGCGGATTCCGCGCCGCGGGCGGATCGGTCCTCGCCAACAGTTCATACCTTGTGGGCGAAAATGGTCCCGAAGCTTTCATGCCGGATTCGGCTCCGGCCGCCAGCTCTTCGCGCGGCGCCGGGGGCGGCGGAGATTTCCATCTCCACCTGCACGGGGTGCAGGACGCCGATTCATTAAACCGATCGAAGGCGCAGATCTACTCGGACATGCAGCAGCAGTGGGCCCAGGCGCACTACCGGAACCGCGGCTAAATGCTCGATATCGAATTCCCCCGCACCATTTCCTACAAGGCCGTGGGAGGGCCGGCATTCTCGACCGTCGTCAACACCGGCCTTTCGGGCGCCGAGCAGCGCAATCAAAATTGGCAATTCTCGCGCGGCAAGTGGCGCGTCTCGCTGCAGACTCCGCCCGCGTTCGAGGCAAAGCGCCAACAGTTCATCGATTTGCTGATCGCGTTTTTTCTCAACGTCGCCGGCAAGGCCAATGCCTTCCGGCTCTACGATCATCTCGATAACGGCCCGCTGCTGAACGCGCCCATGGCCGTGGTGCCGGGCACTTCAAATCTTCAATGGCAGCTTCAGCGGCCGCGCACGCTGGCCGGCTACACCTACTATCAGGCGATCACCAAGCCGATTGTCAGCTACACGCTGCAGGATCAAGACGGCAACAATTCGGGCGGCGTGGCGATCGTCGATTACCAGGGGCACATTCTGCCGAATACGCTCGTTTCGATCTTGAACGGCAACCTGGCTGCTCTGCCAGGCCCTGGAACCTGGGTCCTCGACGCCACCACGGGAATCGCGACTCTCGCCGTAGCGCCCTCGGTCACCCCGCCGCTCGCCAGTTTTCGATATCACTACCCGGTCCGGTTCGATGTGGATGAGCTCCCGCTGCAGGCAGAGCCTTCAGCAATCGGCGCGGGCCGGCCGGTGATCAGCCTGAATTCCGTTCCACTGATCGAAGTGCCGCCGCCGAACTTTTAACGGTATGAGCCTGAAATATATCCTCGGCGATATATCCTTTCAGAATCTATGAACCTGCCGCCCCGCGCGCTTCAGGCGCTCGTCGATCTGAAGGGTGAATTGCTCGCTTCCTCTTTCGCCTCAAATGAGCAAGAAAAATCGGAATCCACTGGAATTCGCGCCGAGCCCGAGCGCAGAACCCCGGAACGCCGGATGCGCCATGCGCGGCAGCGCAGCGTGAAATTTCAGCGCATGTGCCAGCTCCGGCATCACTTTTAACCTTGCCCCGTGAAAACGGCCTCAACCGCTCTTAAAGCTCACCTGCAGGGCAATCCCACCACTGTCGCGTTTCTTTGGAAGGTGAAGCGCGCCGACGGCGTGATCTTCGGCTTCACCAATTTCGATCGAGATATCGCCTACGACGATCTCCTGGGAGACGGCTCGATCACCTACCTGGCGAAGACCGGCTTCATCAATACCGCGACGGCCAATAAATCGGACCTCTCCGTCGACAATTCCGAAGTCACGGCCTTCCTCGATTCGAGCGCCATCACGGCGGCGGATATTCGCGGCACGCGGTACGACGATGCGACCGTGACGATCATGGTCGTCAACTGGAACGATCTCACCATGGGCCACGCGATCCTGCGAATGGGCACGCTCGGCATCGTGAAGCTGCAGGATCCGGCGCGGGGCGTCTTCAGCGCGGAAATCCGCGGCCTCGCGGACCGGCTGCGAATCATGGTGGGCTCGAGCTTCGGCCCGCTGTGCCGCGCAGAATTCGGCAGCGGCCTGAACGGCATCGATATGAATTCGAAGTATCTCTGCCACATCGATGTGACCGCGCTGCAGCAGACCGTAGAAGTCAGCGTCGTCTACAGCCCCACAAAAATCGGAACGCCCAACTACGTAATGATGATTCCCGCAGGGCTTCCCGGCGCAGGCGGAGATCCGGTATCGGGGCACCCGGGATACGATTTTTTCAACGAGGGCTTGGTAACCTTCACCTCCGGCGTGCTCAACGGGATGAAATTCGAGATCAAGGATTACGAGGCCTCGACGGAGATGACCGATCCGCAGGTGATCGAGTTTTTCATGCCGCTGCCTTTCACGCCGGCGCCCGGAGATACGTTCATCATCGAGCCCGGCTGCGACAAGACGCTCGGCCGCTGCCAGTTCTATAACAACGTGGTGAACTTCCGCGGCGAGCCGTTCATCCCCGGCATGGATATTTTCCTGGATTATCCCGGCGCGGGCCCGAATTCCTAAAAATGGCATCGCGAACCGATATCGTCTCCGCCGCGCGCGGCTGGCTCGGCACTCCCTTTCGCCATCAGGGCCGCGTGAAGGGCCTGGGGCTTGATTGCGTGGGCCTGCCGATCATGGTGGCGCACGAGCTGGGCATCACGGCGAAAGATGGCCATGCGGTAGCGCCGATGGAATATTGCGATTATCCCGAGCAGCCCGTCGACGGCCGCGTGCTGCGGATCTGCCAGGAGCTGATGATCGAGACTTCGAAGCCCGCGCAGCCCGGCGATGTGCTCTGCTTTCGCGTCCCTTCGGTGCCCTGCCACGTTGCGATCGTCAGCGATTTATCGATCGCGTATCTCGGGATCATTCACGTGAATCGCTTCATCGGCCGCGTGGTGGAGCATCGCCTGGATCAAAAGTGGCGGCGCCGCATCGCGGCAGGATTCAACTTCGCCGGCGTTCTCTAAAAGAAAACCCAAATGGCAATGATCGTGATTGGCGCGGTGGCCGTGGCCGCCGAAGTCAGCATGACCATCTACCAGCTTCTGAACCGCCCGAAGGCCAGGCCTCCGGTGCAGGACCTGCAAATTGCGAATGCCACCGAGGGCGCGCCGATCCCCTTCGGCTACGGCCTCGGAAGGATTGCCGGCAATCTGATCTGGACGAAGGGTCTGCGCTATCAGATCAAAAAAATTGGCGGCTCGATTTTCGGCGGCGGCGTGAAGACGTACATCTACTACGCCGATTTCGCCTTTGCATTTTGCGAGGGGCCGGCGGAAGTTCTGCGGCTTTGGGGCGATTCAAAGCTGATCTGGACCTCGGCGACCGCGATCGCCGAATTCCCGCCCGAGGATTTCCCCGAATGGGATTCCACGGTCCTCTACAACATCGGCGATATCGTCACCTACCAAAATCTGGTCTGGCAATCGACGAACGAAAGCACCAACGTGGCGCCGGGCACTCTCGATCCGGTCACGGGCCTAGCCGACTGGGTGCAGATGGGATCCACGCCCGAGTGGCTTTTCACGCAGCAATACAATCCCGGCGACGTGGTGACCTTCGAGGGTCAAATTTACGTCGCTCTTATCGCCAACATCGACGTGCCGCCCAGCTCGAGCCATGGCCCCAATGGCGATTGGAACGAGCTGAGCAACTACTATCCGACGCCCACGAGTTATCCGGGCGACGAGAACCAGCTTCCCGATCCAACCATCCAGGGGAACGAGGGCGTTTCTTCCACTCCCGCGTTTCGCGGGCTCTGCTACACCGTCTTCGAGAATTTTCCGCTCGCGAATTTCGGAAACCGCATACCGTCGATCCGCGCGGAAGTGCGCATTAAGAATGCTCCCGCGAAGCAAATAATCGACCTGATCGCGCAACCGCCGACCAGCCCGCTCGAAAATCCGCTTACCGAAGGTTTTCCGCGGAACAACGTGGCCGGCGATTACTTGATCGCCTTCGCGCGCACGCGGCCTGACAGCCAGCCGGCCGGAGGGTGGGATCCGGGCGCTATTTCCGATAGCGCCGGAAACACGTGGAACCTGGTGGGCTCGGGAAATTCGGCATACGCCTGGTGGGCCCGCGCGGTGGGCGCCGATTCGGATCTCGTAACCTTCGCGAGTACCGGAGGCACGGGATTTCCCTACGATGGCGATCTCTATTTGATTTCGCTCGGAACCATCTACCAGGAGTGGGCGGATCCGCATCAATTCGCCGGCCTCTACGCGGTGGGCACTATCGTTACCTACAAGAATCATTTGTATCAGGCCCTCACCAATATCGCGGGCTCGGGGAATCAGGGAGCTCCGGCGAGCTGGGTCCGATCGTCCACAATTCCGCCCGACGCGCCCAGCCTTTGGAATCCGATCCTCGATAATTTCGACGCCACTTTCTACAGCGGGTTTGCGAGCGGCTCCTCGGCCGGATCCGGCACGGTCACCGCCGGGCCGTACAGCGTCACGTTTAGCACCACGGCTACTGCCTGGACCGCATATTTCTTCGTTCTGGTGGGCCCCGATCCGAGCGCGCCGCCGCGCAAAATCCTAATCATCAATTATGACGACGGACTGCTTCGCGCCGTCACCATGCCCGACGGCTGGACGAAGGCTTTCCCGGATTACCAGGCTGGCGGATCGATCGTCTTCACGGAAAGCGACGACGTGCTTCTTGCGGACGTGGTTGCGGACGTCACCCTGCGCACCGGTCTCGATTCGGGCGACGTCGATACGTCGCTTTTGACCGCGGCCAATGTGCAGCCGAGCAACGTGGTGGAAGGCTATATCGTCTCGCGGCCCACGCGCGCGGCCGAGATCATGAAGGTTTTGATGCAGGCCTATTTTTTCGATGGCTGCGAATCTTCCGGCCTGTTGCGCTTCGTCCCGCGCGGCTTGCCCGCGGCGCTCACGATCGCCGAGGGCGAGCTCGGGCTCATCGCCGACAAGGCGGAAGTGAAGCCGGAAGAAATCGGCCAGGAGCTCGATCTCCCTCAGTCCGTGCAAATCCAATTCAACGATCTCGGCCTGGCCTTCCAGCAGGGGAAGCAGCAGAAGGAACGGTCGACGCGGGCGATTCAGACGAAGCAGGAAACAATCGTGCAGATGCCGATGACGATGGACGACGTGTGGGCGCGCCAGGTAGCCGAAAAAATACTGTGGACCTCCTGGATCGAGCGGCTTTCCTACGCTTTCAATCTGTGGCGCGCGTACTATTTGCTCCTCGATCCCACCGATGTGATCGATTTCGATTATGACAGCCAGGTGATCACGGCGCGGATTACCGAAAACACGATCGGGCAGGGCCTCACATCGGCGCAAAAAGCGCTGCGCGAAAGCGCCTCCGCCTACACGGCATCAGACGCCCAGGGCGGCGGCAACCTGGGATTCACTCCCTCGCCGGTGCCCATTCTGGCGCCCACGCTCTTGATGCTTTTTGATATTCCGCTGCTGCGCGATTCCGATTCCAACCCCGGCAACACGGGGTATTACGCCGCGCTGACTTCGGCCCTTCCGGGCTGGCCGGGCGCGGAACTCGACCGCTCGCTCGATGACTCCGAATTTGATCCCGTCGATAGCTCGGGTTCTCCGGTGGATTATGGCTTCACGACGAACGCGCTCGCGAATCCCGCCTCGCCTTTCGATTGGGACAACGTCAACACGCTGACGGTGAAAATGTCGCAGGGAGGCCTGGCGAGCGATACCGCGGCGAACGTCCTGGCCGGCTCGAACATGCTGCTCATCGGCAACGATACGAATGGCTATGAAGTGGTTCAGTTCACCACCGCGGTCCTGAATATGGACGGCACCTACACGCTCAGCGGACTTCTGCGCGGCCGGCGCGGCACCGAATGGATGTGCGGATTCTGGGGCGATTTCTCGAACGGGCTTATGACGCACGCAATCGGCGATCGCGTGATCGTGGCCGATCCCGCCGAGCTCTTGCACGAAAAGGACAATCTCTCGGCGCTCAATCTGCTCTATTACTATCGCGGCGTCACCGACGGCCAGGACGTGGGCTCGGCGATCGACGTCCAGTTCACCAACACGGGCAACGATCTCAGGCCCTACGCTCCGGTGAAAGTGGGCGGCTTCTTCGATACACAGGGAAATCTAATCGTCACCTGGAACCGGCGCACCCGGATCGGCGGCGATGGCTGGGGCAATCCGACCACCGGGCAAGAACCGCTCTCGGAAGACTCCGAGCTCTACGACGTGGAGATATTGAGCGGCTCAACCGTGGTGCGAACGGTGCGGGGATTGACAACGCCGACCATGGTTTACACCGTGGCGATGATGACGGCCGACTTCGGCTCGCCGCCGGCATCCGTTACCGTGAACGTGTACCAGATTTCCGCGCAAGTGGGCAGGGGCTTCAAGGGCCACGGCGTCGCGCCTTCCTCCACTTACGCACCGGAAACTCTGCCGCCTTCCGGCGATTTCTACGTAAACGGCGCCTAGCGCGATATGGAATCGCGCTCCTAAAAAAGACTCATGCC